GAGTTGGAGACATAGATAAACCTTTTGCAGAGTCAGAGCAAGTGGCGGGCGGAGCACTAATTACTTCTGTCTTTTTAAAAAAAATGGTTCTACCAATTACAAAAATGGGCCACACAATGATCTTAACTAGTCAAGTTCGCGTAGAAGTTGCAACAAACCCATATGCGTCTAGAGGAGGACCAAAGGTAAAGCAGGCAGGCGGTAACGCCATCAAACATTACGCCAACTTTATTCTTGAGTTTGAAGAAAGATATAATTCTGACTTAATCTTCAAAAATCCCACAGCCACAAAATTAGATGATAAAGGTGAGCCTATCGGGCATTACTGCAAAATAAAATTCAGAAAAAGTGTAAACGAAAAAACAGGTTCTACAGCAAGATACCCCATTAAATACGGACAAAAAAACGGCAAGTCTGTTTGGAGAGCTAGGGAAATTTTAGACATGTTATATCTATTTAACTTAATAGAAAAGAAAGGAGCTTGGATTTCTGTATCCCAAGACCTTATTCAGGAACTTTCTGACAAAAAACTAGAGATTAACGAGAAATTTCAAGGAGAACAAAGGTTGATTGACTTTTTAGAAGAAAATGAAAAGCTTTCGGATTTTCTCTATGAAGATTTTAAAAATTTAACCAATGCGCTTTAAGACTTTAAGCGGAGCAGACAGGGCGGTTAAAAAAGCTAAAAATTATTTGATAGATTGGGAAGGATCAAGCCGAAGTAAAATACAGTTTAATGTAAAAAAATTTCTTTATAAATATTGGAAAAACCACATCGTCTTTGAAGAATTCCCTGTCGCAGGCACAAAACTTTCTTTGGACTTTTATAACGCCAATAAAAAAATAGCAGTAGAGGTACAAGGTAAACAACATACAAAATACGTTCCTTTTTTTCACGGCAAAAATAAAATTAATTATATCAATCAACTGCAGAGAGATAGAGATAAATTAAAGTTTTGTGAAATCAATAAAATACAGCTTATAGAAATTTACGATGGAGATGTTGTAGACGAAAAACTTTTTAAAAGTTTTGGTGTTAATTTATAGTTGGTGTATAATATAATATGAGCGACGACTTTATCGATCCAGATAATTTATCAAAATTTAATTTGCCAGAAAATATTATTAGTCAATTATTTGAATTCTCTGGATCAAACGGGGGAGACAGTGGCTTTATATTGTCTTACGTAAATCAAGAAGGTTTGCCAGCTATAATAACTAAAGCTAATTCACCAATAATAGAAATGGGATTAAGAAAAGCTTTAGAAGAGTATTTGGATCAAATTTCCGCACAAAATATAGAACTCAATCTTCCACCTGACTTAGGAGACGAAGAAACTCCTTGACTTTATTTCTCTTGTGTGATACCATACGAATATGGTATACTCATATGAATTAGAACAACACTTAATCGCGGGACTAATAAAGCACCCACAAACTTATCCATTAATTGCTTCGTTTATAGACGCTTCAGATTTTTTTGACCAGAACACTATTGTAAATAAAACGATATTTTCTGTGCTAAGGCAAAGCCTTGAAAAAGGAGATGCGCTAGACGAAGTGATTCTTACGCAAAGGGTGCAATCATTAAATATATCCTTTGAAGATAATATAAATATTTCCGACTACATCAAAGCGTTATCCCTTAGGCAAATCTCGAAAGATGGAGTATTGAAGGCTGCTCAAGAGTTGAAAAAAATTACCGTCAGAAGAGAGATTCACAACTCTTCACTAGATGTAGCAAAAAGCATGAAATCCTTGTCAGCTAATGCTTCATTTGATGACATTGTGAGTCAAGCAGACAAAATATATAATGATAAAATAAATCTATACGAAATGGGCTCAAACAAGCCTGAGAATTTATTCGATGAAATGGAAGACTTTATTGAGGAGAGAGGAAACAATCCTATTGATGAGTTTGGCTTGATGGGGCCCCATCAAAGAGTAAATGATCTTTATGGCTCTTTACTTCGCCCAGGAAACATAACGGTTGTTGTGGCAAGAGCAGGAGTAGGAAAAACGCAGTTCTGTATGGACTTCTGCACGAAAGTTTCTGAGATGAATAACCATGTGCCGGTATTGCATTTTGATAATGGAGAGATGAGTAAGGAAGAGTTGATCATAAGACAGTGCTCTGCTCTCTCAGGAGTTCCAATGCATTTACTTGAAACAGGTCGCTGGAGACAGGCTGGTGATGAGATTATAAGTAAGGTTAGAAGTACTTGGAATAAAATCAAAAACTTCAAGTTCTACTATTATAATGTAGCAGGGCATAGCATAGATAGCATGCTAAATATTATAAGAAGATTTTACTTTTCAGAAATAGGTCGAGGAAATAAAATGATTTTTAGCTTCGATTATATTAAGACCACATACGAAAGACAAAATGGCGCCAGCTCTTGGGAAACAGTAGGAAGAATGGTTGATAAATTCAAACAACTAATCCAAAAAGAATTATGTTTTAATGATGTCCCCGCAGTAGCTATGCTTACCAGCGTGCAAAGTAATAGGCTTGGAATAACAAATAATCGAAGCGCTGAAAATGTGGTTGACGATGAAAGCATAGTCTCTCTTTCTGACCAAATTACTCAATTTTGTTCGCACCTTTTTCTTTTAAGACAAAAGACAATGGACGAGATTCAATCTGAACCAGAAAATTTTGGCACACACAAACTTATTTGTCTTAAGTATCGATGGCTGGGAAAAGACGTACACAGAGCGCTCCAACCCGTGGAGATGCCAGACGGAAGTAAAAGAAAAAACTACATTAACTTACATATGGAAAATTTCGCTCTAGAAGAAAGAGGTGATCTTCAAGATTTAGTCGATCATATGGATTCTGAAGGCGTAGGAGCGCTTGAAGGATTTGCAGAAGAACTTCCAAACATTTAATGGTGTCTCCAGAAAAAATCAAAGAATCACTAATAAGCCTGGGCTATAAACTTGCAGATAGAGGCTCGTATTGGCAAACTAATGCTGTATTCAGAAATGGGGATAACAAAACCGCCATTCAAATCTACAAGAACACAGGCGTATGGAAAGACCATGTTCAGAACAGTTCTTTTTCTCCCTTCAAAAGGCTGGTGGAAATCACCTTAGGAACAAATGACCCAAGTCAAATCAAACAATATATTAACGAAGAAGATATTGGATCAAATTATAATAAAGTAACATTTTCAGAAAAATTAGAAATGGAAGAAATATACGAAGATAACTGTCTTGAAAGATTACTGCCTCATTATAAGTTTTATAATGACAAAGGTATATCAACTAAAAGCCTACAAAACCTAAAAGGTGGATTAGCAACAACGGGAAAGCTAAATAAAAGGTTTGTTTTCCCTATATATAACGAACATAAGCAGATACACGGCTTTTCCGGAAGAGACATGATACAATCTTCGGATAGGCCGAAATGGAAACATATTGGTAGGAAAAAAAGCTGGGTATACCCACTGTATGTAAATGAAGAAACAAGAGCTTCAATTGAAGAAAATCAGTCAGTTATTTTTGTAGAGAGTATTGGAGATATGCTTAATTTACATGAGCATGACCACAAAAATGTTTTAGTAACATTCGGGTTAGATATATCCTCCAAGCTTGTCTGCTCGACCTTATCTTTAAACCCCCAAAAGATTTTTATATCTTTGAACAATGATTTTAGCTCTAGAGAAAACAGAGGTCTTAATGCAAGTATAAAAAATTACTTAAAATTACTAAACTATTATAGCCCCGATCAAATCTCAATATGCTTGCCGAATAAAAAAGATTTTGGAGAAATGACCGATGAAGACTTTAATTCGTGGAAGAATAAGTTATTATCTACAGAGCCAGAAAAACAAAGATCTTTCATCTTAAATAAAATAAACGAAATACATAAATCATTGCCTAAAACTTTATTAAAAAATAAAAAAATTATAGACAATGAGTGAGTTAACAAAATTATCGGCTAGCAGAATAAAAACCGCACAAACCTGCAGCTGGACCTATTGGTGCAACTACAAACTCAAACTCCCGGATTCTGGAAATGATGGGTCAAGTCGAGGGACTATTTGTCATAATGTTTTTGAGCTGCTAGGAACAAAACACAAGAGAGAATTTAATAAAATAGTAAAAGAGGGAACTATCTGGAATACAGAAGCTGTAGCGACGCAGGTTAAAAAAG